TTAACGGCGTGACCGCCGGTCTGACGGCACTCGGCACGCAGATGTCCACCTGCTGCTGCGATACGCAGCGCCAGATCGAGCGCGGTTTCTGCGACACCAACTACAACGCCGCTACCAACGCACGCGACATTATCCAGACGGCACACAACGACACCGACCGTATCATTGCACGACTGGATGCAATGGAGAACACCCGTCAGCAGGAGAAGATTGCGGCGCTCCAGAACGAGAACCAGACCCTCAAGTTCGCGGCTTCGCAGGAGGCACAGAACAATTACCTCGTAAACGCTCTGCGTCCGGCTCCGGTACCGGCGTTCCCGGTTCCGGCACCTTACCAGTTTTCCGGCTGCGGCTGCAACACTTGCTGCGGCATGTGAGAGATACGTTCAGCCGGGGGACATTCCCCCGGCTTTGATAGGAGGTTTTGATTATGGCTTGCAAGCCTGTACAAAAACTGTGTCCGAACCTGCGTATCTCACAGGCGGTCACTTACACAAGCGGCGTGCTGACGGTAAATATTCCGGCGGGAGATTACCAGAACGGCTGCGTTTACGGTATCGTCATCGCGCAGAACATTCCGAGCACGACGATCATCGGCGCGCCGGTGGTCATCACGATCGGCGACGGCACGGTAACGTATCCGCTGCTGAAATGCAACGGCGCTCAGGCGACAGTGTTTAATCTCGACACGCGGCACAAGTACCTGTGCCGGGTGGTCACTTCGGCAACCGGCGGCAGCTTCCGAATGCTCGGAAATTCCTGCTGCTCGCACTCGGACGCGCTGCGCTCGATTAACGGAACGGCGGTGACAGTATGAGAAGGGGAACAATGATGCTGCTGATGCAGCGAAACAGAAGGAGCGATTTTGAAGGCCGGGAGCACTACGGCGTGCGGTATGATATGCCGCGCAGCCGTTATATCGAGCCTTACGGCTACGACGAACCGCTCGGCTACTACGACGAGCGCATTCACGGCAGAGAGCCGGAGATGCGCCGGTACTCGAACGGCCGGTTTGCACCGAGAAGCAGCGCGGAATGGCCGGAGTACGACGAGTACCCGGAAATGCGTCAGATCGGATTCCGTGACGGCGATACCTCTTATGTGGGGGACAAGACGCACGGAACAGAGAAAATGCAGGGTTATGCACGCGGCGGCGGCGCAAAGCTCAACCGTCAGATGGCGGAAAAGTGGGTGCGCAGCATGAAAAACGCGGACGGCTCGACCGGCGAACACTGGACGATGGAGCAGGTCAGCGCAATCATGGAGCGGCACGGACTGCGATGCAATCCGGTGAAATTCTGGGTGGCAATGAACGCGGTGTACAGTGACCTCAGCGAGGTCGCAGAAAAGCACGGCGTGGGCAACGAGGAATTTTACGCGGACATGGCAAAGTCGTTCTGGCTGTGCGACAGAGACGCGGTAGAGGACAAGCTCGGCGCGTACTATGAAAACGTCGTGAGACACTAACTTAACAGGAAAGCAGGCGGAAACGCCTGCTTTTATTTTACCCAAAAGGAGAGATATGTATGAGTATCTGGGGCGCGGCTATCAAGGCCGCAACCACGGCAACCGCTGCGGCGGCGGCCAAAAAGAAGAACAGCTCGAGTTCTTCGTCCTCGTCTAATAAGGGGGCTTCGTCGAGCTCGTCCGGTTCTTCCTCGTCGTGGCTCGATCAGGCAAAGGCAAATTCGAGCGCATGGCACACGGCAGACGCGGCAACGAAAAAGAACCTCGAGCAGGCAAACCGGAAGCTGTACTCTGACCACGGCTACACCTACAACAGCAAGACGGGCACGTGGAGTGCGCCGACAGCCTCGTCCTCTGGCGGCTCGTCCTCTGGTGCTTCCTCCGGCGGTTCTTCCGCGTCCTCAGCGGTCAGCACGCCGGACTGGCTCAAGCAGGCACAGGCCAACTCGCAGGCATGGCATACTGCGGATGCGGCAACGAGAAAGAACCTCGAGGAAAAGAACCGTGCGCTTTATACGGGGCATGGCTACAGCTACGACAGCAAGACCGGCACGTGGAAAGCACCGACGGCGGCAAACGGTGTGGCAAATACCGTCGGAAACATGCTCGGCGGCGCACTGAGCACGGGACTGAATGCGATGCAGCAGGCAAAGGACAAATACAACAACGTCGACTATTCGACCGTGCTTGCAGACCAGATGGCAAGCGGTGCAAACTGGCAGGATGTACAGCAGTCGCTCAATGACCGCGAAACCAAGATCGCGCTGAACGGCGGCAAGCTCGACCAGTTTTCCAACGACGCGACGGCGAAGAACGCACAGACCTACATCAACAACATGAAGGCAATCGAACAGCAGTACCAGGCAGAGCTTGACCGGCAGGAGGAAATCAAGCAGCAGCAGCAGGCGTACTACGACCAGATGGCGAACCAGATCAATCAGCAGTATTCTGCGATGCTCCCGTCGCTCAACCAGAGCTACGACGAGGCGGCGCGGCAGGCGTACATCAACTACCGCACGGCGCAGCGTGACCTTCCGAGTCAGCTTGCGGCGGCAGGCATTTCCGGTCAGGGCGCATCGGAAAGCGCACTGGTGGCACAGAACAACGCCTACAACAGCGCGTACAACCAGAACGAGCTTGCACGTGCAAACGCAATCCAGAGCGTGGAGAACAACCGTGCAAGCGCACTGGCGGGCAACTCGACGCAGGCGGCGCAGAGCATGGCAGACCTTGCAAACAGCCTGTATCAGCAGCGTCAGAGCATTCTGGCACAGCAGGAGGCGGCAAAGCAGAACGTCATCGGCAATCTGTACAACTACGGCAACGCAACCGGCAATTTCGGCGTAAACTCGACGCTCGACGCACAGCAGACGCTTGCAAATATCGCGTACAACAAGCGTGCACAGGATATGCAGCAGTCGCAGTATGAGCAGAGCGCAAAGACCGATCAGGAGAACGCAATGCGCGATTACTACCTGAAACTCTGGGAGGGCATGGGCAACCGTGGCGCTACCTCGCAGATTGCAGCAGTGCTCGGCATTCCGGTCGGCTCGGTATACGGCGCGGGTACGTACAACTCGAATTACTACTAAACAGCACGGGGCGGCATGACCGCCCCCTCTTTTATGGAGGCGCACAATGGGTAAAAGCAACAAACTGAGCGACAGCCGAAGAAAGCAGCTCGAACAGGCAAAGCAGAACGCCAGAAACAAGGCAAAAAACAAGCCGAAGGCAAGCAACTATGCCACCGGAAGCACGAGCACGAGAAGTAGCTCGTATGCGGCAAACCGTCAGGGCGGCTCAAGCCGCGGACGCACGGGAACCACTACGCAGCGCACAAACACGATCCGCTCGACGGCCGGCAAGAACACGGTGACGAACCGCAACGTCCGGCAGGCTGACAAGGTGACGGGCGCAAGACCGTATCAGCAGAGCGTCAAGGGACTCGGAAATACGGTGGGGATTACGAGGGAAGGCCGTCAGGCACAGCAGAGGATCAACGACACGCGGCGGCAGAACAACGCAAAGAAGGTACTCGAGACTGCAAAGGCAAACGGCACGTTCAAGGCCTCCGGCACGATAAGTGCGCCAAAGCAGAACACGCTCCCGCGCGCAAGCGGCGGCTTTAAGAGCTCGGGCACGGGCAATACGTGGAACGAGAAGGAAGAGCGTCAAAAGGCAATCGACAAGCTGAACGCAAACTCGCTCATGTGGCACAACACCACGGACGAGGCAGAACGGAACCGCCTGCACGAGGCGAACAACCAGATTCGCAAGAGTTTTGGTATGACGTATCGGGACAAGACCGGCGCAACCTATCTCCCCAAGGCAGGCGGCACGACCAACGTTTCCACGCCTGTTGTCAAGATCGCCCGCGGCGCGGCGCTCAACCGTGCGGCAACCTCTCAGGCGCAGCGTCAGCAGCGCGTAAACGAGCTCGACAGCGAAATCGAGCGCATGCAGAAGCAGTACCCCTACCTCATCAACATGGATGTACAGGGGCGGAACACGGCGGACAAGGCGGCGGCTATCGCTCACCTTGCAACTCATCCGAAACTTGCGATTGCAGGCATTAACGGCAGTGCGCAGTACGACAGGATGAGCGCAGACGAGAAAAAGCAGGCGCAGGCAATCTATCAGCTGTACAAGCGTCTGAACGACGAAAGCAACGCATTGGAAAAGATGAGCGCGGCCAAGTCGTGGGGAAGCAGCGCAGCAAACACGCTGCTGAATGCAACGGGCGCGGTGGAGAATGCGGGACGCTATGTTTCCGGCACGATGAACAAGGCGGCAGGCAATTTCCTCGACTTTATCGGCATGGATAAAGCAGGTCAGTTCCTCAAGGACACGGCGCAGAAAACGTTAGAGGGCAGTCTCTCGGACAAGGCCTTGCAGGCGGTAAATGAATGGGCTCAGCCTGTCGGTATGGCGAAAAAGGGACAGGAATTTGCAGGCTCAGCGGCACGCATGGCACCGGGCATTGCAGCAAACATGGCGCTGCCGGGCGCAAGCCTTGCTATGATCTACGGCGACAGCGCGAAAAGCGGCGTAAATGAAGCGCAGAGGGAGGGCGCGACGCTCGACCAGGCGATGCTTTACGGCACGGGCGCAGGTCTTACCGAACTCGGCACGGAAAAGATGTTCAGCGGCATTCCTGGCATGGGTGAGGGCGTTGTCAAGACTGGAAACGGCATTCTCGGACGCGCGGCGGATATTCTGGGCGAGGGCGCAGAGGAAGCGGCGAGCACGTTCATCAATCCCTATCTCAAGCGGGCAACTTACAACCCGAACGCGCAGAACGCGACGGCAAAGGAGCTGCTCGACAGCGCAAAGGGCGGTATCGCCATGTCGGCGCTCATGCAGGGCGCGAGCGGCGCGGCAAACCGCCTTGCAGACTACCGATACGGCACGGACACGAACACGGTCTACACCTCTCCCGAGGAAGCAAACCGCGATATGGTAGACCCGGTCTATGCACTGCCGAACGGTCAGCGGCTTGCACTCCCTGAGGGCAACACGCGCACGGCAAACACGCTGTACGCGAACGCGAACGGCGGCGTGGCGAACAATCTGCGTGCGTTCAACGATGTTCAGACCCCGGACGTGCTGTACGGCAATATGCGCGGCGATTTCACAGCGTCGCAGAACAGCGGAAACGTACTGTATGCAGGTCCGAACGGACAGGTAGCACAGAGCCTTCCGACCGGGTATCTGCCAGAGGGACGCAGCACCAAGACCAAGATCGCGGCGCGCGGCGAGACGAAAACCATCCCGCTGATGGACGAGTACGAGACCAACGGCGGCCTTTACAGCGGTGAAATGGAGTGGGCAAAGCTGCTTATCGACAGCTCGAACAAGACCGGCGTTCCGATCAAGACGTATATCGAGGCGCTTGTAGACCCGGCAGTGGACAAGGTAAACCGCACGATTTCCGACGTGGAAAAGTACATTACTGACTACATGAACGCAAAAAATTCGCAGAGGTCGAAAGAACGCGGCAAGAACGTAATGCACCACGAGGACGGCACGACTGAATTTCTCGGTCTGAATGAAGCGTGGTACTCCAAGGCGTACAAAGAGCTCGGTCATACGCCGCGCGTCAAAGAGTATAACTGGATTGCCACGAAAATGGTACGCGAGGGACTGGAGCACGGCGGCAATGAGTGGGTATCGCCCGAGCTTGCGCGCGACTGGGCGGAAGCTCAGCAGGTTCAGGCTGCGTATGAAGCCATCGGAGACGATGCGGTCAGCGCGGAGATCACACCGGAAGGCCTCAAGGTTATGAATGGCACTCGTGCACGCACAGAGGACATCCGCGAGACGAACGCGGGACGAAACGCGATTGTCTCCCCGGCAGAGATCAACAACACGGCGCAGCCGCTCGACCTCAATGCGGCACAGGGCGTACAGCAGGGCGCGGTGCAGACCAATCCGCCGCTGCGGGACATTAACCCGAAGCTCCGCACAGCGGCACAGGCGGCGCAGGAAAGCGCGCAGAATGCCCCGGCGGAAATTACACAGCCGATGCAGGAGAACGCACAGGGCGCGGCTCTGGGGGCACAGCAGACCGCACAGGCGAACGACATTAACCCGACTCTGAAAAAGGCGGGGGTAAATGCGGAAAGCTCGGTGGGTGCGGCGGAAACTCCGTTCGGACAGAACACCGTCGGTGCGGCGCAAAGCGCCTACGCGCCGGAACAGAAGGTCAGCAAGGTATCGAGCAACACATTTGCCAACAGTACGATCTTCAATGACGCTGAAAAGCAGTCTGCAAAGATTTTCGATCAGGACGGCGACGCACTGTACGACGTTGTAACCGAAAAGCAGAGCCTTGACAATGCACGCCAGAGATTGGATACGGACTATGACGGCGAGGTGCGAGACCTCCCGAATAAGCCGAATTTCAGCGGCGAGGACAATGACACCGCAATGGGCATTCTTTCTCGTAAACTGGAAGAAGCACGGCAGAGCGGCGATTACTCCGAGGTCAACAAGTGGGCGAAGCTCATCAAGGAGAAAGGCACAGAGGGCGGTCAGCTCGTTCAGTCTTTCGCCAAGTACAGCAGAACGCCGGAAGGTGTGATTGTACAGGGTCAGCGTGAGATTGATGCGGCCGTGAAACTGCTGGAAAAGACGAACCCAAAGCAGCTTGCTAAATGGCAGAAGAAGGGGTACTTTCAGTGGACAGATGCAGACGCGCAGCGCAGCGCAGACTATATGCAGCAGGCGGTGGATGCAGGACTGGACACGCAGCAGGGCAGGACGCTTGAAGCCAAGGCGATGGAGGTTATCGCGGATAAGATGCCGGTTACGGCAAAGAACAAAATCGTCTCGCTGCTGATGGATAATATGCTGGGCAACTTCCGCACGCTGATTACCCGTAACGCAGGCGGCAACGCTATGTTCAGCGCACCAGAGGCAATTCGCGAGAATTTTGTGGCTGCGCCGATTGATAAACTTGTTTCGCTTAAAACCAAAGCAAGAACCACCTACGCATCTCCGTTTGCAAAGAGCAAGGCGTGGGCAGGCGGCGCGAAAAAGGGCGTTTCGGAAATGGCATCCGATATTAAGAACGGCGTGCATACGGCGCGTTCCGGCGAAAATACAAGCTGGCAGGCACAGCAGAAAACATTCCGCAATAAGGGGCTGGGCAAGCTCGGCAACGCTTATGACAGCTTTGTCGGCTCTATGCTGGAAGCAGGTGACCGCCCGTTCTACGAAGCGGCATTTGCGGCGAAAATGACTGACCTTGAAAAAGCAAGGTCGCAAGGCAAGTTGACAAAGGATTTTCAGGGCAAGGATTTTGACACCTATGCACCGCAGGTGGCACGACAGGCTGCGCTTGAAGCTGTATTCCAGAACAACGGCACGGTAGCACAGGCATTCTCTAATATCGCAACCGGTCTCGGAAAATTGAGTAAGGGCACGCTCGGTACGGCATCCTTGCAGCAGTCTGCACTTCCGTTCACCAAAACACCCGGCAACCTTGTCGAACGCGCAATCGAGTATTCGCCGTTCGGTGTGTTGAAAAACGCAGTACAAACGGGGCATGAAAAAAGAACGGGAACATTCAATCAGCAGCGATTCGTTACCGAAACGAGCCGCAATATTGTTGGCAGTGCGATTTTCGCATT